CCTTGCTTTTATGTTAGGTGCGGCGAAGCATTGTGATACTGACTTAACAATTCTATTCTTACGAGGTCCCGAAGAACAACGGTACTTACGCACAACCTTCTTACCAGAACGTGCCCAAGTTTGACCCTCGTCTAAATTTTCGTCAGTGTACATCTCACGCAATAACATATAGTTATTTAGCGTTAAATTACATGTTTAATAGAATTACGACTATGGTGGAAAGTAAACCAGCTACAATAGTGCCTGCGGCACCTATTACTACTTTTGTCATGCTCTGCTGGCCCTGAGCAATGATAGTGTGAATTGAGTCAACCTTTTCTTCGATCTTATCGAGACGACCTTCTAATACCTCATAACGCTGAGCGCATAAGTCTACGTGGGCTTCTAAATTTTCTTTTTCTAACTTTGTGGTACTCACACAAAAACTCCATTATATAGGTTAAAGTAAACTCGAGGTTGGCCTTTGATATGCTGTTTTTGTGCCTGGTAGTTTTTGCAACTACATAGTTATTTATCAACTAAGCTGAAAATAATATTGCGTTTGCGTGGATTTTTCGGAAAAAATACCTCAGGTTTTATGCCTGCTGTTTCGTCCAATCCTGTTATTATAGGCACCAAATCAAAGTCTTGCTCAAGTAATTCAACGCTGGTTGCAAAGTCTGCTTCTACTTCAAACTGCCAGTGCCACACTAATAGTTCACCTTTATGATCACTTCCAAAGCCTAAGCCTTTAACATCTTTGACCATCCTACTTGGACTTATGTCATATGCTAAGTTTGCTCTCAAACCAATTGTTTGTATCATAGTATTAAAATTTTGTTGCTGTTTTAGCAATTGAGACCAGTCGCCCCTGCGAGCTTTAGTCTCTGTGATATCTACTAATGTTACTACACTAAACTTCATACAACTACTTAGCGGCCATAAAAAAAGGCCCAGTAAAAACTGAGCCTTTTAATATTAAGTTAATTAAAACTTATGATGCGTCAAATGCGTCTAAGTCACGTGCAACGATTGTCAATGCACCTGTTGCGATGCCGTCAATTGTGCCCATTGCTTGATAACGTACTTGCATTGAAGCCGCGTCAACTGCGTGTCCGTCACAGATCATAAAGATCTTACCAGCTGTACCTGTTGATTTGTACATTAATGGTTGGAATTCACGAACTACTGTTTCAATGAATCCGCCAACACCGTCTTTTGCCGCTAATGTTGCGCCTGCGTCTAATTCAAAACCTTGAAGGTTTGCTACGCTATACTGTTCGCCGTGATCAAAACCTGATCCAGCACCCTGTGCAGGGTTTACTCTTGTTACTTCAGCCATTTTATATCTCCTATATTTTCTCTAATGGCAAAACACACTTCTCTTGTGTTTTGTACAAATGTATTTAGCTGATTAAGGAAAATTACGTGGTTATAGGGTCAAAACGCAAGAAAAATTACTTACGCTGTTTAGCTCGTTGTTGTAGAACTCTTAATTGCTGTACATATGCAGGGCCGCCTTGTACAATATCATCTATCATATCAATGGCAGGTCTGTATGCGGCAACCATATTAGGGCTTGCACTTTTGCCGTCTTTGGCATGTTGTAAGAAACGCTTTGTTAGCGCAAGGTTTTTACTACCTACTACATAACGATACAATGCCATATCGCCTACAGGCAAGTCAGGAGTGCTAACAACTGGCTCTGGATCGTTTAAGTTAGGTGTTTCGTAATTCTTAGCGGCAATAAACTTTTCCCACGTGTCAATGATATCACTGTTGCGTAATTTAGCACGAACAGCAAATGTTAAACGTGTAATTACAAAAGTCTTTTCAGCACTTGTAAGTCTATCAAAGTCTTGTAGTTTACGTCTTATACCTTTATAGTCAGCATTAGATATCTTAGCGGCATCTTCTATACCAATAAGTAACTTAGTAACTAAGGTAGTTGGTCGACCTCCTGCAAGATTTTCAATATATCTATTGATATCCAAGCGTGGCCAGTTTGCTTTGCCTTTCATAATGACAGCGGCATTTGGATCTTTAAGTTTCTTTTGTGCGCTGTCGTCGCCCATTACAAAATATGCAAAATTGTAAAGGTCAGTTCCCATAATTCTGTAGTGCTTATACAAACCAAACCCTGTAGTCTTTTTTGCATAAGTTCTAACAAAACTATTAGTCTCTTGGTACTTGCGTAAAACTTCTAACACAAGCAAAGACAAATATAATCTTTCACCGCAATCTGTGTACGTCAGCTTCTGTGAACTGCCGTTGTCTTTAGTCATTCTTGCTTCGTGCATGTCTTTCAAGAATGCAAAAGGCTTTTCGGAAGTGTCTTCTATACTATGACCACCTTCCATTGTTGCCCATTCTGATGCGGTAAACTTTTCAGCCATTAGCCACGTGCCATTTGATCTGCTTGACGTGCTATTTCAGCATCGTCTGGTCCGCCCATATCTTCTTCGTCATCAGCGGAAGGTTCTGCATCTGGATCTGTTTTTAGATCTAATTTCTTATGCGCCTTAAGAGCCGCTGCCGCAATGTTCATTACCGGCTTGCTGACTGGTTTATCTAAAGCACTTACCATATCTGCTACCTTATCAAGGAACATAGATAGTTCATCGTTGTTTTTAATTAACATTGACAGTTCAGATATTTTAAATGCCGCTTCTGATCTTGGATTAGAAAACTGCTTAATATTTTTACTGCTGAACTTTGCTGCCGACTTGCCTTGTGGTGCAAACTGTGCGGCTTCAATATCTGCTATTACTTCTTTGGAACTTGTATACTGTTTGCGTACAACTTCCTTTGCTTCTCTCAAGCGTGTGATTTCACTTGCTTTCATTTTTCACTCCTTAGTTGGGTTGCCATCTTGTGCGTGGCACCAATTTGATTTTGTCTCCAAGAGCAACATAGCCTTCGCCGCCCCTTTCGCCTGCTGTAGTTGCCTTTACATCTGCGTCTGCTGAATCTAATTGATCAATTATATCATCTTTCGCAGCCATTACTTGTTTTACTAAACCGAATATAGAAGGAAGTGCTTTAGGCATCTCCTCGTTCATTGCGGCAAGTTTTGCTTGTTGTCCTTTACTTACCTTTGATTGTGCTAACCAATCAAAGAAACCATTTTCTAAATTGTCTAAGTTCTTTGCTTTGCTTGTATTGTTTACATATCTATATATTATTTCTGCTGGATTGCTTAGTCCAGGTACCCCAGCAATAAATTTATCAATAACAGGACCAACCTTTGATGTTAGCTGTCTAATTGCTTTTACACTGCTGGTATCAACTTTAGGTTGATGTGTAACATATGTTTGGCCAAGCACTACTGCACTATCATTGTTAAGTTCCTTAACATCGCTAATAGGTGCGCCAGTTTTACTTCCCCACTCATCAAATTTTGTATGAACTACTACACCAACTTTTGACTTCGCTATGCGGCCTCCAAGCTCGCTTTCGTTCTTGACTGTGTATGTGACTTTGTTGGGAGTAAACTGGACTGCACCTTCAGCACTCTTAAATGGTTTTCTTGGACTGTATAATAAGTCTCCGTAAACATAGCCACGGAAACTTGGAGGTGTTGCGCCTTGTAAAACATTAAACACTTCAGCCATCTCTGTGCCAAAGTCTTTGCGCCAAGGTTCTTCATCAACACCTTTACCTGAATTTTGTATAAAGCGTGATAGGTCGTCAGCTGATGTGCTTTTGTTTTTACCCCAGCCGTTCTTGCCAACCATTACAAACTGTCCGTCTGGTTCGCGTCCCCAATAGATAGTAGGATTACCGTCCCACTTAATTGCTACGTCTCCTGAGTCGCTACCTAATTTTTCTAACACGTCGGCAGCTCTCATTGCGCCTGCAGATCCTTCTGCAAACACAAGATCTTCCAAGTGCTGATATTCTCTACCAACCTTTGCTTCAGTTAGGATTGTTCTGAAGTCTGTATATCTCATAACATTTTCACACTGTTTAACATGTTGCCACTTAATTCTTTGATACGTGCAAGTTGCTTGTCTTCTAATGTTCGATATAAATCTGCTTCTGGTAGTTTCTTACCACCCTTTTCTAAATACTCTTTGAACTTTGCAATTAGTTGTTCGTAAGCAGGATCCTTCTTAAGATATGCAATCATACTTTCAACTGTATGTGTATCTTTTTCTGTTGCTCCTTTACCCAAAAGTAATTCAGCAATCTCGTTCCAATCATTTGAAACCACACTATCATCTTCTGGATTCAATAGTCCAAACTTAGGACTCATTTTAAAACCTCTTGCCCGTGCAACGCTTGCTAACATCAATGCTCTGTCAGTACCACTGTATAGTTTTGTACCTCCACGCTTTGCACCACGTTGATAGTCGGGGTTGACTGTCATCATAAAGTCTGTTTGTACAAACTTATCACCTGAGCCTTTTATAGGAGTACGGAAGTGTACTTGGTCGCCTGCATCTTTAATCCATCCGTCAGTTTTCTTTCTACCAACGTTCATCATTTCTTCTTCTGGAACACCAATGCTTACGAGATATTTTTTAAGTCTTGTAATTAATTCTTCTTTGCTAATTTTATTTGAGTCTGTGTTAAGATCAATGTCACCGGAGCTGTTGTCTTCGAAGGAACCATCTGGATCAATCTTTTTGCCAGTAGTACCTAATCGTTCTTGTTCGTCAAATGTAAGTCCTGTAATCTTTTCAATAAACTTAATGGTAGGGCCTACCATCGGTGTTGCGATACGGGTAGTCAGCGGACCTTCAGCTGTCTTAAAGACGTTGCCGCCTTCTTTAAGTATTGTCATTTTTTTTCGCCTCTAACATTTTTTGCATATTTCTTGTAAACTTCTTAGGATCGCCTGAGCGTATACTATTTAAAAACTTACGTTCTAATTCGTTGGCAGTTGCGGCATCATATTGATGATGTACTCTGCTCAAGAAGTTTATAGAACTTTCTATTATATTGTTAGCCGTTGTTTGAATTAATAAGTCGTTATCTTTCGACCCATGCACTGCATTTAATTCATCTAATAAGCTTCTGGTTCTCTTTTTCATTTGCTCACTCCGTATTGTATTTACCAGAACTATAAATAGTATTAGTATTTTTATCAACGAGAGGAGGGATCATGTCTATATCTGATATGAATTTCAAAGAAAAATCCTTATTATTTGCCAAACTTGCTAAGATTGCTTATTATAACAAGAAACAAGCAACAAGTCAAGCGAAAAAATTAGGATTTACAACTGTTGAATTTTACGACAATGAGGGAGCCCAAGCATATAGGTTTATGAATAAGGTTGATCTCGTCATTGCTTGTAGAGGAACAGAGCCTACAGAATGGAATGACATTGCCGCGGATTTAAAAGCAATCCCAGTAATGGCTGAAACTGTAAGCAGAGTACACCAAGGTTTCAAAGAACAAGTGGACAACTTGTGGCCTTCAGTGTTAGAAGATATCAATCGCAAAACTAACGAAAAAAAGAAACTATGGTTTTGTGGACACAGTTTAGGGGCCGCTATGGCAACCATAATGGCAAGTCGTTGTCATTTATATGAACACATTCAACCTGTAGAAGAACTATACACATATGGTTCTCCAAGAGTTGGTTGGTCAGCATATTGTAAGAGCTTAGGTGTTAGACATCATAGATGGAGAAACAATAATGATATTGTTACTAAGGTACCTTTATCATTAATGGGTTATCGACATGATGGTGAATTACATTACATCACAAGTGACAATACTGTTGGCAAGCCTGGCTTACGTGATTGGTGGAAAGGTGTATGGGCAGGTATCAAGGCCGGACGCTTTGATGCAATAGCCGACCATGATATAACTGCTTACCATGATAATATTATGAAGGCCTTACCAGATAGCCTTTTAAATAAAAAGTGAGCTAACTGACTCCTCGTTAGTTACTCTGCGAATAGCTTCGCCAAATAAAGGCGCGACACTAACCTGTCGTGTCTTTTTGCAATTTTTAGGACAGCGGTCGCTGATTGAATCAGTAACTACTAATTCGTCCAGCACTGACTTTTCTACTTTCTGACATGCTTCGTTTGACAGAACACCATGTGTAATGTATGCACGAACGCTAAGTGCGCCTGCTTTCATAATTGCTTCAGCGGCTTTGCACAAAGTACCTCCACTGTCAACAATATCATCTACAAGTATTGCATGTTTTCCTTGTACATCACCAATCAAGTTCATAACTTCTGACTTGCCTGCTTCTGGTCGCATCTTATCTACAATAGCAATATCACCATTAAACATATCAGCAAACTTACGAGCTCTAACTGCTCCACCAGCATCGGGTGATACAAATACTGTGCCTGCTTGTTCTACGTCCGGGTCATCAATAATGCCTATTGAACGTTTTATGTCTTTGGCAAACACTACACGACTTGTTAAGTCATCCACGGGGATGTCAAAGAAGCCCTGTATCTGTCCTGCATGTAAATCCATTGTTAAGATTCTATCAGCACCTGCTGTAACTAACAAGTTAGCAACTAACTTTGCAGTAATAGGAGTACGAGAAGCACTCTTACGATCTTGTCTTGCATATCCAAAGTAAGGAATACATGCTGTAATACGACTTGCACTTGATCTACGTGCCGCATCAATCATAATCAATAGTTCCATCAAACTATCATTTACTGGTGTGCATGTACTCTGCACAATAAAAACATCTTCGCCTCTAATGTTTTCTAAAAATTCTACACTGCTTTCTCCATCCGCAAAAGTTTCTACCTTTGCAGGAACAAGTGTTGCGAAACAATGTTCAGCAATACTTTGCGCTAATTCCGGGTTAGCGTTGCCCGATATAATTTTCATTTTCAAGTAATAGACCTTTCAGTGTGCGCTGTTAATATAATTTAATTATACACGAGTTTGTATAAAAGTCAAGAAAAAAGGCAGTGCGTCGATTCACTGCCAGTTTACTCATAATCCGTTTGGTAGGATTATATAATGTATAGCAAGTACCAATGCAACTGATGCACCTAACCCTACCATCATCTTACCAAAGTCTTTGGCTACAAGTGGAAACACACTCTTTGTTTTCTTCTTACCAAAGTATGTTGCCATAGCAAGTTCTCTACCTGCAAGTAAGCCTACGAACACCCATGTTGTTGACATAGGAATGTCGTTGAGCTCTTTGAAGAAGTACAAGCACAACCAATAGAACAAGTCAATCAGTGTAGCACTTCGTACATATCTTGTGTTGTGCTTTTCCAATACAATCTGTTGTATCTTGCCTCCGCGCTCTCTAAACATAAAGAACAGGCCTGCAACAAATACTGTGCTAACAAACAACATTAAATCTACGGGCAACTGCCTCGGAAGGAACACTGCAATGTTTGCCATATCATGTGACAACCAAGTCCACCATAAGCCGCCTGTTGCTATCCATTGAGCAATGCGCCAAAACTTCTTATGGCTTTCTGTGACAGGCTTAGTTTCATCATACCATTGCCCAAAATATTTGTGCATTGCAAACCATATAAAGTATGCAAATGCCGCCGCTACACCGTAACCCATAATTGATTTCATCAGCATCTTCTCAAGTACAAATGTACTTGCAAACACAGACAAAACTAAGAATGAAGTTGACACTGGTACACCTATTCGTGTAAGTGCAACTAAGATAGCAGGTGCCGCCGCATGATACCATTGTACTTCTTGCCACGGTATCTTGTTTAATCGACCGTAACTAATGTCACCGCCGTTTGTATACCAGCCATACCATAGTGTTGCAAGTAACACTGCACTTGCGGCTCCCCATAATATTTTGTAGTTGAATCTCTCATTGTTAGATGCCATCCATGTACCGAGAGTCTGTACTGAATCGTTTGCAATAACCGCATAAGCGGCTAACAGGAACCCGGCCAGGCTCCATAAGGTGAGTGCGTCCATTTGTTATCTCCTCTGCTTGACGGCTTTACCCCGTCGCTCACATATTAAGACCAGGCTCGACGTTGCCTGGCAGAACAATATTGTTCAAAGTTATTTATAGAGTAACACAATAATCTATCTTTGTCAAGGCAAATGTAACGAATTGTAACTTTGGTCGAAATAAGGTTGCTTTTTATATGATGTGTGTTTAAATATAATACTTCCAGGAGAATTGTAATGAAGAAACTATTATTAGTAACCATACTGCTGTCAGGATGTAATATGGCACCTGTAGATATCTACAGCGAACCAATGGAGTTTAATTGGATGCCACCCGATGTATTGTTTCAACACAACATAAGAGAATGTAGAGCTCAGTTGCATTGTCATGCGGCTGATTACTTTAAGAGAGTATAAGGAGAGTAATATGTGGACCAAACCTACTTATGAAACTATAAGACTTGGCTTTGAAGTAACCATGTACTTCAAAAATAGATAATATTATGTAGCCATGCTTTAAACGCATGGCAGCATTTACCAAAAAACACGGAAAAAACACCCGTTTTGGTGTCTATAGTGTGGCTTTATTGTATAAATAAGTGCGAATAGGGCAGTAAGACTGTACTATTCAACACACATATAGACACATTGGATAGACAATGGGCGTTATCCACGCCTTACAAGTGATTGACGAGTACCAAAGGTACTTGCACCGCCGGGGAAGTTCCGGGGTATTGCTTTCCTCAAGCATCCTAAAAACTTAATCAAGGAGAAAGAAAATGGCAACTATGCTATTCAATGGCCTTGTGAGTTTACTTGGAAACCCAAGCCCGTCCAAGGCTTTCGAAAAAGAGATGCTCACTTACGCCAAAACAGAATACGGAAGAGATTGGCAGTACGCCTATCAATACATGTTATCCCACAACGGTCGCGGACCACGCATGGGAGTAACATTATAATGACTCAAGCAATTCTAACAGCGAGCACATGGTTACAAGATGCAGTTATTGGCTTCGGTGACCTTATGAAAACGTGGAAACAACGCAGAGCAGAAAGAGCTTTGATTAGACAAACACGTACAGAATTATCCCAACTTTCAGATCATGAACTCAAAGACTTAGGAATAGGTCGTAGCGATATTGAAAGTATCGCAAGAGGTACTTTTTATGACAGAGATAGAATGTCAGCAAGAACAAACAAAAATCTAAAAGGATGGGTATAATGACTGTAGCAACAATGACAAACACAACATGGAACTATACATGTAAAATATGTAGTATGATTAGAAATGCACTCGCAGTGGCGTTTGTGGCATTAATCGCATTTGGAGAATCAGCAGGTAGAGCAAGAGCGGCCGCTGAATTATCACGTCAAGGATATCACGACGAAGCAAGAGCGTTAATGTTGGAGACAAGAAAGAATGTATAAATTAAAAGATATAGGAAAAGCATTATTAGGTTTCACAATAATGTTTTCCATACTTACAGGCTTTATGGTGCTTAACGGCATGCACTATGCGGGGTGGTTCTAATGTGGCCATATACTGATGAAGAGGCTGATTGGGTTGCTGGACGTTAGAGCAATCAGCAGGGGCATACCGGATTTCTGCTTGTCACACTGGTTGCTCCGAATCCCCTTAGCAATAATATTTTTACAACAGGGCATTACTAAATGGCCTATTGATTTAGAAACAGCACAATCGTTCGGACTACCTTTGTTAGTTTGGACGTTTGTTGTGTTGGGCGAAATTGGTGCCGGCATCGGATTATTAGTTGGCGGCGTCATGTATAGAAAATTCTTACAAGAACCAGGCGACATGCTTACTCGCTTTTCAGGCATAACTATTTGTAGCATAATGACAGGTGTCATATGGGTAGGTCAGCCTGAGAGCTTCTTAGATGTAATACTGTATGACAACTTCCACGTACTATTATGGGTAGGTGGGTTATACTTTGCACTAAGAGGAAATAGAGCATGAGCAAACCTAATACACAATTCAAACTTACAGTAAGAGACATTGAAGTAATAGAACAAGCACTAAGAGCAAAAGCAGGACGTAGAGGTCTTGCTATTGCTGAAGGTGAAACTTCAGCTCAACTGAGATCAGAAATGCATGAGATACAAGACTTACTGGGAAGAATACATGATCAAAAGATTTGGTATTCTCCTAAAACATTTGTACCTGGTGGTTAATAAAAAAAGAGTGACAGAGTTATCCGCCAAGAAGACTCTGTCACTCAGTTAAAGTGTTATAAAGTTTTACGCTTTACGATTGTAGATATGATATAACACCCATACAGCAACTAAGCCAACAAGACCTTGGGCTGATAACGCTGTTACCATTCCTGTAATGTTGTCTACTACTGATACGTTTGGCCAGAACGGAATGCCCTGCCCGTTGAAAAGGACTTCGAGGACTACTGCTAACGCAATAAGTGAAATACCTACTTCGGTAATTGCACCTGCCCAACCTTTTACTTTATTTAGAATTTCCATAACGGATCTCCTTTCTTATTGCTGACCTAAGATGTGGCCAGTGTATTATTTAAAGTCCGAGGCTTATATAATTAAGCACGTATAAATGGTTTGCGGTGCCGCATTTAATGATATTTTTTTTAGTTTATTATAAATAATGGCGTAACAGTAAAAATTATGTTGCTGTACACACATCCACACACAAGGAGAAAATTATGAGTCGCTTAATTCAGCGAGCTAAGGACTGTGACGGACGGTTCTGTGAAGAAGTTGCACTACTATCATTCAGCGTAGCTATAATTGCAATAATGGTATTATCCATTTCTCAATTATAATGCTTGACAAACGCTAAATACTCTGTTACATTAAGTAACACTACACACATACACACAAGGAGAAAATTATGAGCGTAGACACGAAGTACGGCGAAGCCATCTTTAAACAAACTCAAGAAGTTGCAGAAATGTTTAAGGCCGCAATGCCAAAAATCACAACAAATAAAAACGGTTACGAAATCCGCACTAAGGTGTTAGAAATGGCACAAGGCAATGTATGGAATGATTACCATGCGAAGTTCGGCGGATGGGAGCAAAGTGTAAAACGTGATCCTAAAACTAATGAAATTGTCAACTCAGTTACAATGCCAGAAGTACCAGGTACAGACGCTGTATTGGAAGCGGCTGAAAAGTTTTACGAGTTCGTAAACGGCAAGACTAATAAATAGAACTATAAAGCCAAGTACATTAGATGGGCATAGCCCTTACAAAAAGTAAAGATATTATAGCACCCCCAGGCATTAGCAATAGTGTCTGGGGGTAACCTTGAGTCACATATAAAAAATCACATTCAATAGACTGTTAAATACAGTCATGATAGACATTAAGCCTTTCCAACAAACAATCTCAGCCCTAAAACAAGAAGGCAAGTATCGTG